GTTCAAATCAAAAGACATGACCCAGTTATGCATACCCACCTGTGGGTCTTTTACATACGCACCCTCAAACTTCTCTACCTTCTCTGCTTCTTTCTTGTGCGGGATTACAATTTTCCTCTCCCGCAAATAGTTGTAAATTAGGATGTCCCAGTACCGTACAGTACCAAGCACATCAACATAGTTGACCTTGGCATCGTATGCCATTGTCAATGCAAGTTCAATCAACTTCATCTTATCTTCAAGGCGGTCAACAATCTCCACGTCTTGAATGTTATATTCAATGAATGACTGATAATCCTTAGTGTACCAATCACGAAATGTTTCGAAAGGATTACCATCCTTACGTTCACCCAATTCTACAAAGGCAATATGATCAAGCCGATAAGATTCCTGATTGGTGTATGTGAACTTTCGATACAGGTCAAAGTAATCTAGTGCAGAAATACCGTCAAGGGTGTATGTTTGATGAGTGCGTCCCATCTTATATACCTCACGGGCAAACACGTTCTTCCAAGGGGACAGACGTTTCGTCTCTTCCTCATCGAAGACGTTACGAATACGATTGACCAAATAAGGAATATCGAAGAACTCTGTATTCCAGCCAGTTACAATATCAGGTGTGTGACGTTCCCAGAATGCTAGAAACTCCTTCAACAAATGTACCTCACTCTCGCATTGCACATAGGTTATATCATCACGGTCAGTGGCAAAATCGCCAATACCCCAGACATGGATATGTTTGGTTTGATGGCTCTTAATAGTAATAGACAGCATAGGTTCTGCTGCATCTTCTGGTTTTGGAAATCCGTTCTCACACTCCACCTCAATATCGATGGTGTACATGAGCATCTGATCCAAATCCCAATCAACACGATTAGGATACTCATCAGCAATCCAGCAATAGGGATACTGTGTATTACCAAATACAATAGATTGAGACTTGCGGTCATCAATCCACTGCTTTGCTTCTTTGATAGAGTCGAGTTTATGGGGAAGTACATGCTTCCCGTCTAGAGTTTTATATCCCGTTGGTTGGGATGCCAAATCAAATAGAGTAGGTTCATAACGAACCCGTCTACTCACACGTTCACCATTCTTGACCTCACGGATAAGAAGGTTATTTCCATATTGCAGGACATTTGTATAAAAGTTCATAATAGAACTATAGCATTAACGAAGGGTTCTGTCAAGTCTCTTTTTTCTTGCCAATGTTGTATTTTGTCTCTAGAGTCCATTCATCTTTCTCTCTATAAGATAGAACTTTAATTTGACTAAGGGGTGCAAGTTCACCGATTGTTCCAATAATATTAACCAATTGCCAATCCTTCAACAGATTAGTAATTGTATTTCTTCGGAAAATATCATTTTCGGTTAAATTTGTATTCTTACCATCAAGTGCAAACAATTCCTTGAAGTGAACAATAAAATAACGACCTTGCTTATGTAAAATATGACATGACTGATAGAGTTTGCGTTCCTTACGAGATGCTACACCAATTCGTGATAGTGTCTCACGAACTTTAAGAAAATCATCAGGTTCATTCAACCCAACTTCTAGCATATCTTCCTGTTTCCATTTAATATCTTCCATTTTTTCCACCTTTATATAACTTTCGTTTTATGGCGGAAATTTGTTCATCAGTTAATATGTCTAGAGCGGTCTTTGCTTTTTCATTATTATAACCATAATACTCTTTAACATACTCTAGATTTTCTAATTTCATCGCCTTCAACCACGGAGTAAACCGTTTTCTTGGTCTTAGACTATTTAGCAAAAAATCAAACTGAAGTTTCTTATCTACATGTGGTAGTTGGTTAATTTCATTTACCAACATAACGGTATCAGGAAACGGGGCAACACACTTGTTTACAATGAATGGGGGGTATTTTCTCTCCCATTCCTCATCCTCACTGTCCAGCAGATGCTCTTTAGTATGGTTTACTGCATTGAGGTAGTCTTTTAGTTCATACATTAATCAGCAAACCCCTCACCCTTACGGAGATGAGACATTCGATGACATAATACTGCCCACCACAATGCTATCCAGTTGTCTGCTGTATACGTTCCATTTTTAACTTTCAATTCATACATCTTTATAATACTCTTTCCAATCGTGCATATCTGACTCTTTACGAGAATCCATCTCTACCTTATTCGCTTCTTGTATCCAGATAAGATCACGTTTAATAATACCATCTTCCCACTCATAAAACTTGGGACCACGCGGTGAAGGCATGTTACAGAAAATCCAGACAAGTTCTTCTGCTTGCTCACCAATCAAATTCTGTATTACTGATCTATTATTTGCTACCGCTGTTTTAAAAGTCGCAGTGCCATACACAGAATGAAACAATCCAGCATCCTGCACATATTCTGGCGCACCCTCTTCTTTTAAAATATCCCTAACGCCTATGAGATGGTCAAGCAAAGTCATTCCACTATGCAAAACCTTATCACACCCTAACGCTGTTAGATAATCAATCTTTGTAGTAGTCGAGTCGTTCTGCATTAGGTTGCTCCACAAAAGTTTTAAATACCACTACAGTGCGTAAATCATAGCACTGGCGAGATACTGGCATTGCTTGGTGAGGTAGATAGGCGGGAAACACAATAAGGCGATTTCCAATATTATGAACATACTGACCATCAACCATTGTTCCACCACCCCATTCCAATTTCCAATCTAACTGGGGGTAATAAATCATAGTGTAATCACCATCATCTGTATGTTGATGGGGTTCAATACCATGCGTGTGGGCGTTCATATATAGCCGTTTCCACTCAACAATGCCATATTTTTCTTTAAAGTTATATTTTGTATTTGCTGTATCCCAAATAGGAAGCAACCAATCCCAACCATTTTCTTTTGCTTCTGGTTCGTTATGACCACAAAACCTGTGCCAGTGTTTATTAATTTGCCCCTTGGAAGAGTTGTAATAATAATGCCAATACATATCCTTACTCTTCATCTGGGTATCAATAAATTCTGCTACATGATCTTCCAGTACGTCATCATAAATATCAATCATTTGAATTTTGCCCTTGCCATAATTTCAGTCATACATGCTAACATGTTGATTTCTTGGTCTGCGACAAAAGCACTTTTATATTGGTATTCGCCCAACACAACAACGACATGAGGGATACTACTACCATCCACATAGTCATAAAGATTATCATAAACAGTACGAAGAATACGAACAGAATCATTATCCAAATTATCGACAACCCATTTGCGAACATTGGTAAACTCCTTGTTCTTCATTGCACTCATTAAAGACTTCACGTTAGTCTGTGAGATATCAACCAAAATACCAGCATCAATTTCACCTGACACTGCATATCGTTGCAACTCATTAAGTGTTCTACGCCAATCAGGGAAGAACTTTAGAATGAGTTCAGATACAACTTTCTTGTTGTACTTGATACCTTTGTCTTCTAGTATATATAAGACCCGTTCCATAAACTCTTTTGCGAGTTGTGGTTTCTCTGCCTTGGGTATAATAAATTCGACAGGGGGACAACGGGAATGTAGTGGCGGTATCAACCTGTTCTTATAGTTACAGGTTAGGATGAAACCACAATTCTTATGAAACTCTTCCATAAACCCACGAAGGGCTGGTTGAGTAGACTGTGGATTTAGATAGTCTGCTTCATCTAGGATGATGTACTTACGCCCACCTTCTAAGGAAACAGTTGAAGCAAAGTTTTTAATCTTGGTTCTGAGAACGTCAATACCTGACTCCTCAGAACCATTGATTACAATATAGGTACAACCCATCTCTTCGACAAGTGCCCTAGCAACAGTGGTCTTACCTACACCGGGTGGTCCAGACAAGATCATGTTGTTCACGTTACCCTGTCTGATATAATCAGAGAAGGTCTTTTTCAACTCTTTAGGTAGAATACATGAGTCGATAGTTTTCGGGCGGTACTCTTCCACCCACAAAAATGTTTCCATAATATAGTTTCCTCAGATTAGACATTGTAAGTTGATTCGGGTTCAAGCGCAATCCAATACTGCACTCCAACATTCGTATTAGTAAAATGACTAATATGACAGTTATTCTTTGAGGAAATTTCAACGTCATATGACCCTGACATAATCTTTAAGTTTTCAACCTTAAACCAAAACTTATAGTTTGCTTCAGAATCAATACCAAGGTCAGTAGAGAATGCATTTGCAGTTGCATTCTTCTTATCAGTAACCATCAACTTACCATTCTCTAATGCCATATCAGGAACACCGACAACTGCTGCTGCCTTAGTAATTTCTGATAGAGTATCACTGGTAATATTGAAAGCTACCTCAGTCGAAGGCATCGAAATCTCTTTAGATGGAGTCGTCACCACTTCTGGGTCAGAGAACCAATACTTTAGAGACTTCGATGTACCTTCTTCCGTAACAATAACAAATTCATTATTAAACTCTAAATCGGGTTTGCCGAATAGAGAGAGTGCCGATAGGAACTCATTCAAATCATAAATAGCAAAGTCAGTGGGGAAAACCTCACTGACCTCTGCCTTCGCTACAATGTTTTTCATGGCAGACATTGTAGAAATACTATTTCCTGCCTTAACCAGAAGATTCTGGTTAATCGTAGAGAAGTTTTTCAATACGGAGATAGTTTCAGTAGTTAGTTTCATTTTTCACCTTCAAGTTCATTATAGAAATTCATAATATTAATTTTCTTAGACCCATTCCAAATAGCAATAACCAAATTCAGAACGACTTTTGTGAGATGTTAAATCTAATTCACACTTAGATAAACGCCTCATTACAGCAGGGGTACTCTGTCCCCTACAATTTACTTTAGTTTTCCACATTATTTTTCACCTTCAAGTTCATTAATATATAAAGCAATAATACCATAGTGGATTACTTTTAGCAAGTCACTTCTGTCTTTACCGTTCTTTTTTCCATATCGTTGTGCATATTTCATGATGTTACCGATACAGAAACCTTCACCATGACCACCGTCTATGATGAACTCTGTAGCTTGAAACTTGTTCTTGCTATAGTGTTCATCATAGGTGGAGTCGATGTACTTTTGAAGTTCAGCGAGAGCAGTACCCTCGTTGTACTTGTAATCGACATTCTTAGTCTTCACTAGGATGCTTCTCCTCTTTAAAGATATCGCGGCGAATGTAGGTTTCAACACCATCAATCATAACGCGATAAGGTTGCGATTCATCAACATCAGCGGGAGTATCCTTGATGTTTTCATCATAGAATGTTGCCCATTCACCGGGGGTAAAGAACTCACGAAGTTCTGCTTCAGAGTCATAGACTGCCCAGTTCATTGCAATAGAGCGGCGCTCTCCTTCACCAAAGAAGGGAAGTACCTGATGCTTCATCCACTGTGGGAAAACATACATTAAACCGACCTTTGGTTGAACATATTCTTCTGTGCGAGGGTATAGACGATGCACATCACGCCGCTGCTGTAGACCCCAAATCATATGGGTCCAACCATCAGCAATACCAGACGCACCATTGAAGAAATTCTTTCCTTCTGGAACATCCTGTTCAGCCATACAATCTGGCAACTTCAGCCACATAAAACCAGACAATCCAGCAGTGGTGCGGGAACCGTGGTCATGTAGAGGATTATAGTCACCAGCATATGCATGGTTTGTCCAGATTTCAAATACTTCAGCAACAGACTTACGACCATAACCCTGCTGTAGATAAGCAGAACCAATAGAGTCAAAAACAGTCTTAACCTGTTCACCAACAACGGCTGTAGTGTCAAAATCTACTTGACGTGACCTAGCATCATTTTTCAACTGACCAACAAGTTTCGTTGCCATACTAGCAGCATCACTACCTGTTGCATCAATATGTTCGTTGATTTCATCAACAATATCTTGTGAAAACTGAATCTTGCCAATAAAATGATTTGGCACAGGCTCAATACTCATGTTTAGCTTATCAAGATACTTCTCTCGCGCCTTGTCAATCTCTGCCTTTTTTTCTGCTTGTTCTTCCATTCTCATCTCTCTTTTCTCTAAAATTTTTAGCGACTTGCGTTGCCTATCTTCATAATCTTTACGGTCTTCTGGACTCATATTTTCCAAAGCCGAAAAAGTTTTAGGTTTTTTAAGGTTAGCATTCCTCTCTATAAGGTATTGCTTTTCAGTCAAACCTCGTTTCTCAAGAAACGCTTTCTGTTCATCTTCGGGAAGGTCTTCGTATGTGTGAAATTTCACCATTTATAAATCTCCATTATTACTATAGTATACGAAAGGGGCACCTTTGTCAATGCCCCTTTCGCTACTTTCACAAATTTATTTTACGGTAATAGTTCTGGGTTTCTTCGCATCTGGAACAATACGCTCAAGAGTAATCTCAAGCATACCATTTTCGAGGGAAGCATCGTTCACCACAATATCATCTGCAAGGGTGAATTTTCGATTGAACTTACGATATGAGATGCCCCGATATTGCGGGTTATCATTTTCATCGTTCTCTTTGATGGAACGAACCGTAAGTAAACCATCTTCTACTTCGACTTCAATATCTTTCTTACTAAATCCTGCCAACGCCATTTCAATGACGAAGTTGTAATCACCCCCTTTACGGATGTTGTATGGCGGGAACCCTGTTGATGTTGCATTATTTGCAACGTATGTATTGAGTTGAGTAAAGATTCGGTCGAATCCAACTGCGTAGGGTGTAAGTTGATTGAAATTTTCGAATAGACTTAGTGTTTTGTTTGCGCTCATATTTGTAACCATTTTGGTATCTCCTTATAAAGCAAGATTAACAGTGGACCCTTGATGGCATCCACCTAGTATATATAGGGATTGAAACACTATATTTCAACCCCCACACATAACTTTTTTAGAAAGGCATAGTTTCTTCAACTACGCTTTCCACTTCACCTTCGCCAGTGACAACACCAGCATCGACTTTAGTGTAGAGGTCAAGGAATGAAACCTTGGTATCCTCATCAAACCGTGCGACACAGAGTTCGATTGCTTGCATCTTATCACCGAAGATGGCAAACGCTTTCACAATGTGGTCCAGACGGCGAGTAGAGATGACTTCATCAACACCGCCGTCATAGAAAGTCTTACGGATTACATCTGCCCACGTTACGAGGTT